AAAATATAAATTTGAATTTGCGCAGATATTTATATGAATACATATTGAATACACTATTCAATGCCCCTAGGAAATCATATCACGAAAGATGGAAACCCGATGCATATTGCCCTTGATAAATTATTCTCTCTTGCGGAAGAAAACAAAGTAAAGCTAACATGCGCGCAAATATTTTTGATCGGCCCACAACGCGCCAATGAAAATCTATCCGATGCAGAAAAAGAAGGAATGAAGAATATAATTTCACGCGGCGTGGGTTTATATGCGCATGCAAGCTATTTATCTAACCCATGGGGCGCAAAATCTGCGTTCGGAATAAGTTTGGCCGGGAAAGAATTAAAGTTATGCAACGATTTAGGATTCAGGGGGTTAGTAGTTCATTTGGCGCGTAAGCCTCCCGCGGTCATAGCCGAGACGATTCCTGCACTACTCGCGAATTCAGTGGGCGGCGCAATATTATTCCTTGAAATAGAAAGCTATAAGCCATTAGAAAAGGATTTAGCGGCCGTAGCAGCAGGAAAACCATGCAGTGCCACAATAGAATGTACGTACGAAACACCACATAAGCTTATGGAACTTGCGACAGCAATTGCGGCGAAAGGTGTAGATATGAACAGAATTGGTATTTGTATTGATACAGCACATTTATGGGCGGCCGGTATGGACATCGCTTCATATGCTAATATGAAAAACTGGTTGGCCGCCCTACCCGTCGGAATCATTAAAAACTATATAGTTCATTTGAATGACCAAATATGGACTCTCGGCGGCGGGAAAGATGAACATGCTCCGTTGCTAAGAGGTACAATTTGGGGGAAATATAATCCTGATGGCGGAACAGATTCTCCGGAAAATTCGGGATTGCAAGCGATAGTTGAGTGGTCGAGGGAGAATAATATTGATATGATTATGGAGCGCAAGTCGGCCAAACCTGTGATTAAGAATTCTCACGGCGATGTCATCAATAACATTATAAACGATTATGAGGTCATGAGCTCACTGTAAATTCGCAATACGTGCCTAATGTATATATTTTTTCACACCGCATAAACAAGACCAGCCGCGAAGCGACGGCTCTTCCCGAAGGGAAGGCCTAGCGAGCGTTCTTGCGCAGCAAGAAATATTGAATCCAGTAGGGGCAAATATAACAGACAGTACAATGGACGTCAAATCATGTGGTTGGTGTGGAAAGACTATCAAAGAATACGCAATTAAAGATGCTACTAAGTGCATCGATTGCGACTTGGACATATGCCCTAGTTGTTCTGATAAAGGGTATGATTATTGTGAAACTCATGCGAAAGAACGCAAAGAAAAGCAAGTTCAAGGAAGCAAATATTATACTGATTCAGATGAATCTGCTGATGATGATAGTTTCGTGGACATTGATGCAGACGTGTTAGATGAATACGATCCGAATAAAGGTTGCGAATATCCGAATTGCGCGGGGTTTGTTATGCCTGGACAACGTGCATGTGAGTTTCACAAAAAATTTTCGCCTTCAGAACGTTCTCAACCAATAACATCATTAAAGAGTTCTTATGCAGCTAGAGATAATACCAAGAAAGTTACTTTTGAAAATCCTCGTACACCATATGGCGAACATCCATATGACGAACGCCTGTATTGGCAACGAGGTGTTGGCGAGACGTGGGCTGGCATTGAAACGCGGGCTGGCATTGAAATGCGGGCAGATCCTTACGCCGAATGGAAAACCCAGAGAGGAAATACGCAACATAGAATATGGGGCGGATGGAATCAACAAACTAACCCTGCATCATATTCTGGCGTTAACCATGATTACAGCAATGGAACATTGCGACGTGGTGGAGCCGATCCACACGAAACATTCCCCATTCCCGAAGAAGTCAAAGTAAAAAATGCCATATTTATATTGAAATTAAAAACATTACTCGAAAATGTTCCAGATAGTGTAAAACCACTTATTGAAGGGGCCATCAAAAAGGTGGAGAAATCATACATTGTATATACCCTTGATCAACAAGAAGTGTTTAATAATAGAATTAATGAAGAAATTCAATTAAGTTTTGCGATGGAGGATTCTGTTGCACTTGCAGCGAGTAATGCCGCTGCAAATACCCCCGCCGCAACATTACCAACTGAAGTAAATGTTGATGCAGGGACAGTTCATGCACCTACATTAACATTGACGGCAGAATTTACAAAAAGTGATGCTGCGGATGAGGCAATAGCTGCAAATACTCCTGCCGACACTGTTGCTGAGGAAGCGGGTAGTTATACTGTCGACAATATCATGCATGAAAGTAGCATAGAAACTCTTGAAAGTCAGGCTATTGCTCTTAGGGATGAATACAACAAACAGCAAGAAGAAAAAGCAAAGAAGATGAAGGAAGAGAGGGAAGAACGAGAACGAAAGGAAAAGGAAAGGAATGAGGAAAAAGAACGCGTGAAGTACATAGCCGATGCGATTGCTGTATCTCTTTTGCCTCAACTCGAAAAAATAATGATGGCAAAACTTGCATCACGTGTGGATCTTATTGGAATTCGAAATAATAGTGATTCAGTTGCAAAAAACATTTCTGAAATCATGATGAAACAAAATTCCATAAACTTAGCCATGACTGATATTTATTCGCGATTAGCTATGGTGGAACAAACTTTGTCAATCAAACTTCCAGTGAGATACGCATTAACACAGCAGGCTTCACAGTCTCTCATTTCTATGCAGAATCTTACTGATCGTTTGGCTAATTTAGAATCAGGCATGGCTGGAATACGGGAACTCCTTGCGGAACTGACTCGGCTTGCATCCATAGACGCTACGCAGCCGCAGGCTGCTTCGCTCACTCGCTAGGATTTCCCTTCGGGAAAGTCCGTCGCTCGTGTGACTAATCTTATCACTTTACAATTATTTGTTTGCGATTCAACAATTATAATATATATTTTTTACACTGACGACAAGATTAGCCGCGAAGTGACGGCGGTAACCTTCTGTTATAGCGCGTGGCGAGCCCCGAAGGGGCGCAGCAAGAGCGCGCAAACCCTAGCGAGCGTATGAGTGAGCGGCTGTAAGCCGCTCACGAATCCGAATCAGAATCGCTATCATCATGCATTACGGCCAAATGCTGCTGTCGTTTTTGTTGCTTTTTTTCCGGTTTTTTAATCGATAATATTGCGCCATTGCCATGTTTTTGCACACCTCGTTTAAGTTTATTTGTAAAATCAACGGCATTTATGTATATCCAATCATTAACTATTCTATTGTATCCATTAGCGAATTTTACATATAGTCTATCTTTTAATATGTCTGAATTATTGCATGCAATATATCCGAAAACTGTAAAATCGGTGGTATTCCATATTCTTGATTCTGTTAACAATCTCTCTTCATAAATAACTTTATCTGTAGTTTTGCATGAAAATAATTTATACATAGTATTTGCGCTCGAATGGCGAATTATAATTATAGTTTCATCGATGGTATTTTGATCTGGCTGCAGGGCCGCATGACGTTTCATTTTGGTATATTTAAGATCAATTATGATAATATCTGCTCTCCTGTGTTTAATTAATTAAAAATTTGAATCTGCATAGATATTATTATCGTAGCATCGTAAACAGACCAATGTCGTCAAAGAGCAATATTGGATGGCACTTAAAGGACTATCACACACATAGAAATCTTATCAAATCTCATATGATGTTGGCTTGTAATGAGTGGAGCGGATGGAGATTTGTTACCCCGACAGAACGTTCGAGAATAGTGGACGATATTGAGAGAGGGTGTTATGAGCATTCGGTGTCTATATATAAAAAAACTGTTAATTCGTTTCCGATATGGGATACACGATTTGATGGGATTTATCAGGTAATTACATGCAAAATTATGCTGAATTTGGGTAATGTACATAGCAACGCACATGATGATGCGGGCAGTGACACATGTGATAATGTATTGTTGCGCAGAATAATAAATGGAGAATTAAACCCCGTTGAACTTGGAGCAAAAACAGAAGCAGAAATGATTCCAGAGCCGGGTGAAGAAATCCGCAAAGAGTGGGAGTTGAGAAAGGAAACTAAAATTAAAAAGAATTATGTTCAAGGCAAGAAATGCCCAAAATGCAAAAATACGGACAAAATAGATTTTAACCAAGCACAGAAAACATCCCTCGATGATGGTTATATTTCGATTGGATTTGTTTGTGAAAATTGCGGGAACACGTGGCAATAAAACGCCTGACGGCGTTTTATCTGCTCGCTAGGTTTTGCCCATCGGGCAAAACCGTCGCTTCGCGGCTTCGCCGTGCAAATGCTGGAAACATAAAAAATATTTTTTCTCATATTAAGCCAAAAATAGTATCCAAATCCATGTATAGCGATAGCCGCGAAGCGATGGGTTTGCCGCAGGCAAACTCGAGCGAGCGCGAGCTGTAGCTGACGCTACAGCTCAATCAAGCATCTTATCCGATTCATATGTAGATAACAACTTCACACCCTCCCCGATGTTCGCGGCGAATCTTGTGAATTTAACTCCATGAATTTTGCTGCTTATAACTATGTATCTATTCGCAAGTGCCACATATTTTATCGTAATTCCGTTTTCTGTTATAGTGACGGGAATGCATCCAGAAGTAGCGCACTTTAAAATATCCTTCTTTCGGGCTGAACATCCCAGTCTATCGATTTTTTCCATAATTGTCATTGGAAACGTCACACGATAAATTCTTTTTGGTGAATCGCGCAATGCGGGTTGTCCCGTATGCATACATGTAACGCAAACAACATCTCCAGTCAATTTATTGTCCGCGGAATCATCCACGTCGTTGTTTATTCTTGACACACATATGTAATTATCATCGTACAGTTCTTCTGTGCAAACACTACATGCGAATACGGATGCCGGTGCTGCATCATTAATCTGAAATTGCTTCAACTCTCCTACAAGAATTTCTCTGGAAATATCTACGTATTTTGGCCGACCGTGAGTATTCGCCGATTTTGTTTTGAGCTCTTCCGCGATCGGATTATGATGTGAGGAGAATTTGATGCGTTCTGCGATGAAGTTTTTGGTAAATTTTAAATCGCTTAAATGAAACTCCATTGTTCGCCATCCGTGGGGGAACGAAGTTATATCCATAAAATCATAGAATACAGAACACATACGCTCGGCAACACGGAATTCTCTGTTTGTATTAGTAATTTCAAACTCAAATGCGCTGATGTCTATTATGTACCATGTAAATGTTGCATATCTTTCTAACATAGGATCCACATCAAATGCAAATTGTATACGTGTATTTGCCTTTGTATCTGCTCCTCCTTGCTTATTATTATTATTTCTCCGCCCCTGTTTGTTCTCATTGCGTTCGGCAATTTGGGAATGGCTTCTTATTAAGGTACTTGCGGGCTTCACATATGTAGTGGAAAACACGTCTAGATAAGTTGCTTTATGTTTGTTGAGATAGTTTTCATATGGTGTACCAGCCAGGTATTGTTTCTCATACGCTGGAATATTTTTGATTAAATATTCTTCAACAGCAGATTTATAATCAGATACACGTTCTTTACTTCCTGTAGGAAGAATTATGAATCCCATGCATGGTTCTGCGGTAATTGTTACTCCATCAACCCTCACGCTAACATATGCATCAGGATCGATATGGTCGGCGATAGTGTCCGCTTGTGTTGCGTTGGACGGCTTAACGCCTAAAAACTCACCATTGATATCGAACAAACGTGCGCCGCACATGATGTTAAACACTTCACCTATGATAGCCTTCTTATCGGCCTCAGAGAGCATTAAACTTGAGTCATTGGCTTTAAGAATCCGCATTTGAACGTATAATTTGCCTGGCAATACAGAGTCTGTTATACTATTTAGATGGGAAATTCAGTTTTTGGCGTAACGCAGCTGGCGCTGCTACGCCCCTCTTGCCTCGGGGATCGGAGATCCCCTGCGGCTGCGAGTCTAATTTAGCGACCAATATTTGCGACCAATATTTGAGTTCGAAATATGTGGCAAGTACCAGACGCGAAGCGACGGTGTTTGCGCGTGGCGAGCGTAGCGAGCAAGAGCGCGCAAACCCTAGCGAGTGCTTTTGCGCAGCAGCCGCAGGCTGCGAAGCACAAAATTTGAATTCGCTATTATGCGTATATTCATATAAACACATCTAATCTCCCATTGAATACATCAGTAGCGCGAATGCAAGCCATTGTTGATCGCATTAAATCGTCAAACAAAACTCTGAAGGGTGTTATTGAAGGAAATATCGGGGTTGGGAAATCTAGCATAGTGAAAATATTCAATTCAATTGAATCAGTGGCGGCGATACAAGAGAGTGTAAAAATATGGGAAGAATTAGGCATTTTAGGGGATTTTTATAAAGATCCAAAAGCAAACGCACTTTTATTTCAATCTGTTGCATTTGTGACTAGATTAGCCGCGACTGGTAGCAATTCGTCTTTTGGCGACAAGAAGATTATAATATCTGAACGTTCAGTTTGGGCGGATAGATATTGTTTTGCTGAAAATTTATCCGAAGAAGGAACTATGTCCAATAAAGAGATAAAAATTTATCAAATATGGCATAGAATTCTTATTAACGGACATTTAGACAAAACGGTGCCTGATGTTATTATATACTTGCGCGCAAGTCCCACTACATGCAAACGACGTCAAGAAATAAGGGCGCGGGAATCAGAGAATAAAATCCCGTTGGAATATTTTCAAAAACTCCATAACAAACACGAAGAATGGTTGCTTGGAGACGATAATTGGGATCCTGCAGCAATTGGTGTGCCTAGTTATAAAATTTCAGTTAGTGATTCTGGAACAATTACTAAGAAGACGAGTTACATGAAAAATGCCCCAGTATTTATTATTGATATTGACGAAGATTATACTGATCCTGAGCGATATGCGGAATACATTGCGGGCAAACTACTCGAAATATTGGAAAAATATGGAAAAACAGCCGAAGAAAGACTAGAGTTCGACAACAGATTGAAAGAATTATCTAAATTTCCCAATGAAGAAGAGATAATTGACTTTGTTAAGCAACTACACGGCATGTATATAACTCCCCATTAAACAAGGTTTATTTGCATCGTATATTGATTTTTTCTGGCACGTCTTATATTTAATTAGAAATTCATGCCGTGATGCATCGCAAAATTATATACGGGAGGAGGATATAAAAAATAAATTGACGAAAAACGCCCACCATATAATATATCTAGTTAGTTAACCCAACAACATATTTTTATAAATGAATACCGCCGTAGTTATTATAATAGTTCTCATCCTTGCATACTTTGTCCATAAAGCATTGTGCAAATGTGGGTCTTTACCCGCTGCAGCTGCCGAAGGGCTTGTTATTATTAAGAAACCCCTACTCGCCGCAGCTGGCAAATTAAATTCAGCGGCTGCACTTGCCGAAGGATATACTAATCCAGTCGGAGTTTTGAGCAGATCTCCTGCGTTTGTTGTACCTGGTACACTTGCACGTGTTTCAGTGTAATTTCATACAACGCATGAATGTGCGCCCGCACGAACAATTATGTAATAAAATTTTTTATTCGAAATTATTCGTGCTGCGTTAATATAATAATGTTAAAACTAGCATTAGTCATAGTATCACTTCTAGTGATCATTTATATAATTGCCGTTGAATTCCTTGGAAGCAAAGAAACAGTACCGGGTGCAACAACCCAAATGACTGTTAGCGATGCTGGAATTACATCGATTCCGATTGCCCCTGTTAGCGAAGGTTTTACCATGACAGAGATTATTCCAGGGCCTGCAAGAGCCTTAATCGCTAAAGCAAAAATCCCAATTATTAGTGAAGGATTCTCTACATTGTTTCCATATACGGGATCGGCAACTAATGCAAGCGGCCGCCCAAACAAACGAAACGCGGTTGGTGGAGGATATCCTGTATACACTATGATGCAATTGACACAAACAAATATTGATGCCGTTAATGCATTGGATTCTAAGGCTTGGGATCTAATTACTGGTGTTGTTGATAATTGCGCTGCTTTGGGAGGTGGTTCTGCGAATGGAGCCGCACTTAACGCATGCAAAACATATGGAATCAAGAACAAAGGACAGTTCCGAGTCCATTTAGATAACTTCCGCCGATGGTTGGAAGCGCTAAATACAGGGGCATTAGGCAAATTGGGTGCTTATTTGACCTCGGCCGGAATTGAGTATGATTTCGACAAGAAAATGTTGTTCATTACAAAAGCGTCTACTCAACCGAGTGGTTCGGGAAATTCTACAGTGAATGTATCGACTAAATATATTATTTTGCCGATCACAAGCAAAGATACCCCTATTGTTGATTCTGTAAGTGTAACACTTCCTCCTCCGGTTACTAACGCTACTCTCGCCGCGGGAGCTAACGCTACCGCTACTGCAAATAGTTCTTCAGTAGTTTATCCTGCGTCTTATACACTCTATACAACTTATACCATGATTGTTATGGCAATGCATAAAGCGGCTGGAAAAGATGTTCAGGTAGATTTCGATCTTACATGGAGTCCTATTAGTTCTCAGGATTATTTACAATTGCTTAGTACATCCCATGTTGACAATTTCCGTACGCTATTCGGTTTACAATGACCTACGGTCATTGCAAACCTCATAAGCTCGCTCGCTAGGGTTTGATCGCTCTCGCTCGCTATGCTCGCCGCGATCAAACACCGTCGCTTCGCGGGAAGATTTTGATGACATGTTTCGCAATCCTATATGTTGACTTTTTTTGCGCTTTTATACTATTACCTATTAGTCGCTGCATTGCAGCTCCGTGCTTCGCGGTAACAAATCTAGCGCACAGAATCTGTATCCATGCGAAGCGAAGGACTTTCCCGAAGGGAAATCCGAGCGAGCACTGGCGCAGCGACCGTAGGGCCCGAAGGGCAAGACCCTTTAGGGTCGCAGCGTCGCGCCAAATTTGAATTCAACTCATATAAAATCGTACAATATACAGCTCCCCATGAGTACTGACAATTTATTCACTGAAACTAAGCGCCAGACTAAATGGCCAGTAGACGCCACCCGCTTTCTTGATATGATGACACTAATGGCTTCAAATGCGAAAAAGATTGGAGAAACATCTGACAAATCTGTGTATCTCAATTCCGTGATTGAAAAATGCATTCGCACCAGAATCACTTCCGACAAATATCATGTGGCGTGTTATTTACATTGCAAACATATTGTGTTTACGCGAAACATCAGAACTAACACGGCTGAATTCGATATATGCGAAAAGAGAATCATAGAATTCATTCAACATATATCAACTATCAATTGGAATCGGAGAGTATCTCAATTTGAAAAATACATGAAATCATGCCGTCGAATGATTGGATTATGTCAATATCAGAAAAAAGAATATGATTCTGCATTTGAAAGTTTACTTTTAGCTGTGCGTAGACATTCTTTATCATCAGCCAGACAAATCAGTCGCATGATAAATGACGGAATTATCGGAAAAGAGCAAGCGGGAATATTTTGCGATACTGTTGACGGATGGATTTTCGCCGCAAACGAAAGATTAAGAATCACAAAGATGAAATTTCAGGGCGAAATACAGCATTTACGATCTGTTATAGATAAATTGCCCCAAAAAATTAGTATAGATGTTATGCAACCGGACGTTGATCAGTCACCGAATTATGATTTGCCCCCATTACCGGATATTGATGATGGAATCCGAGGCCAAAATGAATTGCAATCATTGGATTTGGAGGCAATTGCGGAGCTTATTCTTCCGCAGGATACTCACACAGACGCGCCGCCCGCAAAAACAGAAGACGACGAGAATACATTGATCTCCATTGCCGAAGACGACATTCCATTATCAATTCTGCGTCCGCAAATATTAATGCAACATGAACTCCACCGCAAAATGGAGTTAGATTTGCATAAAAATTTGCAACAAGCGGCGGATATGATAATGAAACACAGATTGCATGTGGTGGATAATGCGCAACTGCAGCAGCCGCAACCAATGCCCCTAAGTACCTTCCCCGCTCTTCATATCAAGGCGAGAGCAAGAATCAATACAGGAAGGAGTATTAGATATACAGTCTGCTTTACAAACAGACAAAATAGAGAAACGGTGTCATTGATAGATAAAACCCCTCCGCCTGTACGAATTAGAAGGATTAAAGTGGCTTGGATTAGGTGCCGCGAGCATATATCTGCATACATTTCTTCAACTTTGATTCCGTACCAATTTATCGAGAAAATTGGTAATGAGTTAGATGCAAATCTCGCGCAAATATTGAACATATTGATCGCGAATTTTAATACTACTGGAGATATTCGTTGCCTTATCAATTTGTTCAATGAACTGTTTCAACGCAGATTATATTACTACATGTCGCAATTGTACTTAATATTGCACTTCGTTGAAGAACCGATAGCGAGATTCATACATATTTTAATACTCGAAGTGGAATTTGAAGAAAGATCGACATCTGCCACAACAGTATTCGATAATAGAAGTCTAATATTAAAGTTTATGAACACTTCTTTCGAAAAAATTTGCGATAAAATATCTCCGTATTATGCGAACAGATTGATTGGGTTACAAACAATGGCGATGATTGGATGATACCAATTAGTATAAATAGCGCACGATCACAACGAATCTTTTTGCTTCGGCAGATTTGTTTGTGTAAGTAATCTTTACTTTTTTTCCGGCGGGTAAGAAACTAGTGCCGATTTTGTCTTTGCCGATGGAATAACTCCACGGTGGGCCGATTGAGATCGGCCCAACTCTACCAGCAATTATACGTGTAACAAGCAATTGAGAATTAGAACTTAGCCATTGACGTGTAGTTGCTTTATTGATATCCGTATTCGTCGCAGATATTTATGGCAAAATAATCACATTATTAATTGGATCTGGAGTTACATAGTATCGTATTGGTTTCCGCGGAAATGCTGTCCATAAAAAAGTTGTTGGGGATGTTAATGTAGTAAATTCAGTAAGCCCGAGAGCACCCCTTCCGGCATTTATATCGCCTTCAAGTGTAAAAGAAATATCAGCCATCGTGCTGTTTATCTTTTATGTATATATTATAATGTATATTATTGCTGCGTAATACTACGCATATTTTGTGGCAAAAAATGGTAATAATTGCAATCGCTGTTTATTCAGCGGAACGAATTTTCTTATTAAACAAACGTTTTGCCGCTTTAGGCGCTTCTTTCTTCGGCGCAAAACATGAACAGCTGTTTAATTCCGGAATATTAATAGCAAGTTCTCCACTAGCTCCCGCCACAATCAAATCAACGGCACCAGGAACAAGGGATTGAATCGCGGTATACAAAATCGGTTTTTCGTCATCAGAAATTTGTGGAGATAATCTGACAGCTTCCTTCAATGCATTAACAACGAATTGTTTCTTTTCTCTGTCTGACATGGCCGTTTGTTTTTCAACTTCTTCCATCACCACGCCTGCAAGATACATAACATTTGTAGCAGTTATTTTCTTGTTTTTTATGCTCCGAGAGATAATTTTGAATATTTGACTGTATTTATCATCGATAAATGATACCATGATTATTAAACGCACTTTGGTATATTATTATTGCATATAGTTTGTCGGATCATGTCGCAGAATACGGAACTTTAATTAACTCACTTTTACCCACCCAAAATATATCTTTATCAGCCGCCCCAACCAAATTAATAATTACTGAATTAACTCCCGCTATATACGTGACTATAGTCTCGGCTGTATCCAAAAACGTAGTAAATATTGGCGCCGATACTGTAACGACTCCCGCTATATTTTTTGCCCTAGTCACTGCTGTATATTGCCATGTTTCACCAACGGCTCCTGCAGTACCTCCCCGTCGAACCGCAAGTATTCTAGATGTAATATGCATGCTTGTATTTTCAGGCAATGCAATCTCGGATAATGTTACGTTATCAATGTTATTATATGTGTATACTGAATCTATGGCGATACTAGTCCATGGAGAATCGCATTCAATAAATATGCAACTCCCAGAAGTGCAAGTTGACATTCTATATTACGCACGCGTATGTATTATATATTATGCAATATACACAGGTATATTTTGTATTACGCGCGCGTGTGTATTAATATACGGGGCGTTACATTGAATATGCCCGCCGTGAAGTCAGACACAGCTCATTTCGATGACATATTGTCATGCAAGAATCTAAATAAGTTTGCGGATTCAATACACGAAGTGTTGATGTTTGGTGGGTATTCAGAATCTAAATTCTTTATATGCAAAATAGGTAAAGAAAAAACTAAATATTTAGTCAAAATGGCATTCTACAAGAAAACCAACCCGGAATTATACACTACAGCGGCTGAATCTAATCAAAACGCTACAAAACCCCCTCACGACGTAGAATTGGCCGTACTTGAGTTGCTAAAACAAGAAATCACAATAGCAAATATATCACCGTGCATCATTGACCTGATTCATTATGTAAAATGCAACTCCGCCTCAATTGTTACGCCGAAGGTATCCACATGCCATCAATACATCACAGAATCAAAATCAAGTGAGGGTGTAATTGATTCCCTAAACATGATATTTTGCAATTATGCTGAGTTAGTGAGAAATGATTTAGCATTTGATAAATTTAATTATTTAGTGTTAGAAAACTGTGATGTAACATTTCATGAATATTTAACACATTTAAGATCAAAATCGAGTATTAGTTTCGAACAATTTAGATCTTTTATGTTCCAAATAATTTATACTGTTTATAGAATCAAACGCATATATCCGAGCTTTCGACATGGTGATTTGCATTCAGAAAATATTATGATTAAATATGATAAAAATTTTAAATATGATCCAGCCAAGCCAAAGTTCTATAAATTCCACGCGGCAGGAAAAGTTTATTATGTTCCATATTTTGGAATAATTTGCAAATTAATTGATTTCGGTTTTACCATCATCGAAGAGAAGAATATAAAATCTTCTATTCTTGGCGATAAATTCATCACGTTTATGAAAACAAAAAACGATTTGTTATTTCTTTTGTTTGATATTTGGAACACACAAGGCGAAAACAAGATGGTAGGGGATTTTCTAGAGAAATTAGAGCCAAACAAGACATATTTGCATTACAACACAGACTATATTACGCATATTGATAAACGAATCCCAACGGTGAGCGATATGATCGATAATGAGGTGTTTGGTATGTATCGTAGATATTCACCGACGGAAGAACAAATTGTACATGAATTCGCCCTAGATAATGCCGCATAACAATATGCAATTATGCGTATTATAATTGCATTCGAGATTATTATAATTGCATATAAAATATACTCAACAAATCACGTGAAATGTCATACACTTACATAATAGTATTCATTGTGATTATAATTTTGGTAATCATTACTTCATATAATTTCGATAATAGTTTGAATAAAAGGCCGTCTAATGGTTTTAGTAATGCAAGCGGTGTAAATTTTGCAAAAAAGAAAGTAAAATTCGGAAATAAAGTAACGAGGGTTGATTATGATAAAGCAACTGGAGATATTATTACGGGCAGAATGTCACAGAAACTTAACGATGCTCCATGATCTGCGGTCGCTACGCTCCCTTGATCATTACGCTCGCTCAGCTAGGATTTGCGCAGCAAATCCGTCGCTTCGCGGCTGGTCTTGCATGATGTCGCTCACGGGGCTGGTCTTGTTTCCTGTTGCAGAGCAACGGGTATCGTTAATGAAATCAATGCATATTGTTATTTTTTTCAAATTACGAATTGCGGCCCACAATATACAATAACTCATTGGCGAACGAACAATTTAAATAATGTCATTCATAGGGCAAGATCAAATTCCCATTGTGGAAGACTACAGACAAATAGGCGGTATTCCTTCCGTCAACATTTCGCAAAATCCAAAGGTTGTGTGTCAAACCAAAACAGTAGCCGCATTGCCTGCATATACGGCTACAGGGGCTGGGCAAGACAAGAAATTAACTGGAAATGCAAATGGAACTATTGGTATGATAGACGGATATGTGCCATTGCTCGGCGATCGTATTTTGGTAGATTCATTGGGTTCAACCACAGATGTAGATAATGGAATTTATACTCTCATACAATTAGGTAGTGCGACAACTCCATGGGTATTAGAACGTTCAACAGATGCAGATCAAAATTACGAAATTGTATCTGGTCTTGCGGTATATATCACCCAAGGCGCAACCACTGCTGGATTTGGCTATACTGTATTAACTCCTAATCCAATTATAATAGATACAACAGCAGTAACATTCACCAATACTTCTGCCCCACCAAGCCCTATTCCAACATGGGCGCAGGTTCTGGCGATGGGAAACGTCAGCGGCGGTACCAATCCCGTAATTACCAGCGGAGACCAGATTACTGGACAAGATTTAGCGACAGGAGGTGATTTGCCGTTGCGTGGAGGAAATTCATCGGGCGCAGCGGCTACTGGAGGTGATGTTACATTGACGGGTGGAACAGGTGGTGCTGGTGGAAATGGAGGCGCGGTAACTATAACTGGCGGATCCACACCAGACACTGCTACAGGCGGTGCTGTCGTAATTACAGGTGGAACTGGCGGCACAACAGGCAATGCTGGTGATGTTACCGTTCAGGGTGGTACCGGAGGTTCTACAGTGGGTGGGGCCGGCCCTGCTGGTGATTTAAACCTCTTAGCAGGTTCTGCGGGTAGTTTAAACAACGCAGGCGGTAATGTTATAATTACTGCGGGCACAGGAGCGGGGACCGGCGCAGGCGGTGATGTCACTATAACATCAGGACTATCAAGTACTGGTGGAACTGGAGATATTACTTTGATGGTTCAAAGCCCAGGCACAAGCGGTCCTGCGGGTAATTTGAATCTTATTGGTGCCGGGACTAACACAGGTGCAGGAGCATTTAATTTTACAACATCAAATGCAGGCTCTACCGGAGCAGGCGGCACATTTAACATCACATCGGGAGCTGGAGGCAGTACGTCAGGAAATGGAGGTACTATCAACATCACATCTGGTGATTCCCCGAATGGGAATGGTGGAACTATTAACATTATTTCGGGGGATAATACAATCGGCCCTGGTTTAGGCGGTCCAATTAACATTACAACTGGAACCACAAGCTTCGGCGCGGGCGGTATTCTAACAATAACAACTGGTGCTGGCGAAGGTCCTGGTGCGGGTGGACATATTAATGTAAACATCGGAGATGGAGGCGTGTCTAACGGAACAGGTGGGCATTATGCCGTAACTGCCGGCGATGGTGGCGGTGGACTTGGAACAGGTGGGTTTGTATCATTTACAACCGGTGTTGGCGGCACGAGTGGAAATGGAGGCGCTATGACATTCACAACGGGCGCTAGTGGCGGCGTTGCTGGAAATGGAGGCGATATATCTTTCGCGGCGGGAACTGGTACTACGAACGGTGGAAATATAACCCTAACGCCCGGAACAAGCGCGGGCACTGCAGGTGTCGTTTCCATTGTTGGGGCCATGAATATGCCTTCGGGGGCTGCAAATACTACATTGCAATTATTCAAAGTCACTGGAACGGTTGGTACACCGACTTCGGTGCCGGCTGGAGGAGCCACAGCGTACAATGAAGCATCGGGTGTATTGTATTACTACGACGCGATAACCGTCGCATGGAGGGGACTGGGTGTGTCCAATGCACCTACTGCAGAATCATTCAGTGTGGCTGGTGGAGCTAATCAAAACCCTGATATGTCTGTGGCAACATCATTTGTAACAACAACAGGCGCTGGTAATGCAACCGGCACAATGGCGAATGGTACTGTTGTTGGACAGATTAAATATATTTTAATGTCAGCTGGACATACTTCCAACTATGTGCTAACAATAACCGGTAGTATAATCGACGCGGCTGGTACACTATTCACAACTGCAACATTTACAACTGCAGGCCAAAGTATGGCTGCAATGTGGGATGGCACAAATTGGATCAACACTAATGCGGGCGTAGCATTGTCTTAGGTGCCAAAAAATAGCCTATATTATAGGCAACATATTAACATTTAATTTTTATTAATTATATTATTAATTAATTATATTTTTTCCCCACAAAATAACGTACTAAAATTAAATTAAATATTAATATAAAACTATGGCACCGATTAAATGCGCAAAATTTGCCGAAATAAAATACCAAGGCAAAACTCTAAACTTACTACACAAATTGGGAGATAATGCCTCACCACTCCCGGAATTATGGATTCCATTTGACGACATTGCAGGAATATTAAGTAGGGGAAATCATGCCGAATCTCGCGCCGATCTACTCTCTGCATGGAAAGATTGTGATAAAGTCAAACAAGTACACATTGCGGACGTTGCATCACTACCCGCAGTTGGCCAAAATTCTTTATTTAAATTGATATACGAAGCAAAGGCCAGTGAAGCTTTCTGTGAATGGTTGACGAAAAATATAAACATAGAATTAGAAAAATTAATGAAAGCAGAAGCAACTATACCATTAAAGCAAGAGATTGTAGATTTGACAGCCGAATTAGACAAATGGCGCGGCGGGAAGCAAGATACTGTATATATTTTGAATTTCTACCCATATGATGATGGCATTTATAAAATTGGTTTGACAGACAAAATAGAACGCAGGGTGGCTGATTTAAATACCGGAACGCCATCCGAAATTATTGTGGAATATAAACGTGATTGTGGAAATAAACGCATTGTTGAGCAGTTAATGCATTATATATTGGAAAAATACCGTGTGAATCCAAACAAAGAATTCTTTCGTATTCAAAAACATATTGCAGTGGGGCTGTTGGACAGTGTTGTTGATTATGTAGATGGCTTGCATGAATTGATGTCTGAGCAGGCGAAACAGGCACGCGGTGGTGTTATTGCTGATGGAGGCGGTGGCGACCTAACACACATGATTGATAGTTTTAAAACCGTTTCTGTGAATAGAGCTCGCTCGTTTATATTGCCAGACTTGACACACGCAGCAGCTCACCCAGCAGCCCCTCTATATCCTCAAGCAGCGCCATTTGCACATCCCTTACCTGAATACACTCAGTTCGGAGCTGCAGCCCAATGGAATGGGTTAAACCCCCCTCCCCCGGCACAGGCTAAAAAAGCCGAAAAACAACATAGATGGCCATTCTGGTAAGCTCAGCGGCCGTAGGCCGCTTCGCTCCGTTCGCTAGTATTTGAGCGCTCTTGCTCGCCCTCGACCCCTTCGGGGTCTTCCCTTCGGGAGGCTCGCCGCGCTCAAATACGTCGCTCACTAGGCTGATCCTGCGACCTTATTTTGCGTCCCGATTATGCGACAAGCACTAGCCGCGAAGCGACGGCGTTTGCGGCGGCGACCGAAGGGAGCCATAAGCCGCAAACCCTAGCGAGTGCCGCATAGCGGCCTACGGCCGCGTATTGCGAAAATTGAATCCGGGGTGTATAAAATGTCTTACCCTGTTATTAGGACAGCATAATAATAATGCAATCAAAACTATCCTCCTTTGAAAAGAAATTCGGATACCCCTACGTCGCAAGTGCGAAAGCCAAGGCTATTTGCATGCCCGAACGATGTGGATACCCAAAATACGGCAAGTGCGATCACGCCCATACCGGTCAAATCTATTGCATCGAAACCGTTAAATCCGCCGATGGAAAAATACGCAAAGGCGCACGGTGGGTATGGTACAGCGAATTGGATGCAAATGGAGAAATGGTGTTCAGACAACCGTCTTTCTGCCCTTTCAGCCAACATCCTTACCGCAAGAACGGAAAACCCGTTAAGTGTGTCAAATGGGCAAAAGGAGAATGTCCATTGGATCATTCTGGAGAATCCGTTTCGTTGTTCTGTCAGTTGGAAAACTGCGAAGATCGGGCCAAGTGCACATATGCACACCCCGGCTACGGTCCTGCTCCTTATGGAGTACCGCCCACCGCCGAACCATTCGATTCCACACTTGTTCAATCCGACAGCACGTTGGTTTGTGTTCATGGAACTGGATGCACAATGTTCGCAGACGGCAATTGCAGATTTGCGCATTTCACCCCTGATGAAGCCCCACCACGAATTCGGTGCTTGTTGGGAACAGCGGCCGATGTTGAACATCGCAAGAAATGCAATCTCGCACATGTTGCTCCGCGCATTGATACAGAGTATGCCGTGGCACCGTCCGCGGTAACTGCACCCGCCGCGTCCACATCATCTCCCGTTCCTGCTGAACCTGATGACGGGGACGGCAGCATGGATTTCTCTGGAGATCTTGTAATGTCGCAAGAAATCACGAACTGGGCTGATGCGACAACTGGCGCGAATGGTGAACTGACCATTGCTGAATCTCCTGCAATTCCCCATCCAATGATTCACGACTTCATTCCGGTAGGAAAGAGAGGAAAGCAGCAACAATCGCAGCAAATTGTCGTTCGCAAAGTTCCCATCATGAAACCATTGATGAAGAATGGAATAACTGCTCCAACCATGGCCACTCTCCTCAAAAAAGTGGCTGCGGCTGAGAATGCAAATACACCATCACCCTCGCCTGCACCAGTTGTGCCAATGCCCCCAAAATCCGCTGAAATTGCGAAAATCCCATTCAATATTGCGGCGGCATCAAAGATGGCGAAAAAGGCCGTGGTGAAGGCATCGCCAAAGGCCGCAACTATGGTTCATACCAAGGATTATGGAAGCAAGGAGGCCAATGAAATGGCACGAAAACATGCTGAATCCGTTGCTGAACTTACCAAGGCACATGAAGAAACCATTGCCAAACTTACCTCTGAGTACAATGCCAAACTTACTGAACTCAACCGCAACTTCCATGAGAAGAGTGAGAAGTTCCAAAAGTTCATGGCAGAACTCAAGAAGAAGGAGGAGGATGCGATTGCTGCCTTCATGAACAACCCTGAAAACGTGGTAGCATAGTAAACAATGCACGACAATTCGTCTTTGATTTTTTCTTCGCATTACGCTCCCTACGGGCGCTATGCGGCACTCGCTAGGGTTCTCACGCTATTGCTCCCTACGGTCGCCGCGTGAGAACGCCGTCGCTTCGTGGCTGGTATTGTAAAAAGAAATATTGAATTTACCGCACAATATTATAGATTCAACGACAAATGAGTGTTGATGAAATAATTAAATACGTATCCGAAATTAACGGAGATTATATCCCAGATGAAGATTTGAAGTATCTTTCTGATGATTGCATATTCGAAATTTTTGAATATTCTAAAAAAATCATTTCACTTGCGAAAGAGAACATAAGTACGAACAAAATGAAAGAGGAGAATAAGAAAATGCAAACTCAAACAAGAGCGAACGATTTCAGAAATTTTGCAAATATTCTAAATAAACTTTGCGGCGGTGTGTTTCATGAAAATAATAATTTGTATGTAAAAATTTATGAACAAGGAGGTATTTATGAAGGGTGTGCATATTATCATGGAAGTAGACATCATGTAAAAGAAGAATTAAATGCCGGACGCTATTATGTGAATATAAAAATTTATCATCAAACTCCAAAAAATGGATACTGTGAAAAACGAACCATAATGAATATTGCAGTTGATATCAGACAACATTTAGATGTGGGGCACAATAAGGTTTATTTTGAATCTCCGGATTTTTATCGTCCAGGTATGTGTGAAATTATGTGCGATATGGAATATTTTCGAAAATGTGGAATATCCGACCTAAAAAATCCACTTATTGCTATGGTAATGTATGTGAGAGAGCGCTTTCCTGAAACAAACTTTCGAAACGATATTATAAGTGAAGTAGAGCGTAATGTTGTAAAATTTATAAACAAATATCAAAAAGAAGAAAATCCGGATATTCCTGATGATGAGTTGTTTATTGAAGAATGTTTCGAAGATATAGAATAAAAAAAATAATTTTTATATAACTTCCCAAATATCAACAGGAACTGTTTCAGCAGGCAGAGCACACTCTGTAGGCATGGCGGTTGTTGGAGAACTAATTTCAGTAAGTTTGCTCAACATTTCTTTCATGTTGCCAATGGCGAGCATCACATTATCGATTTTTTGTTCAAGAAGAGACATCTTCTCTTCTACGCATTCTATCTTGTATCTATGTGCCGAATATGGGAACTTGGGAAATTGTTTCTCAAACTCCTCGCATCCATTCTCATTCATGCATCCATATTCTCGTCGAGTGCCGTGAAATATTTCGCCACCTTCAAGCTCTATGAAATACACGACAGGATGATCTCCCGTTTTAGTCATACGCCCGGCATTTTTGATATTCGCCAAAGGAATGTCTACAAAGGCACACATTTCCTGATACGGTTTGCCAGCAATGACGTATGCTCCCTTGTTGAAGAAATTGGTTCTAATGACAATTCTATCTGACATATTGCCTCGCCGCTAACTGTTATTACATCCCTACTACCATTAAATTCATTTTTTCGCAATATGAGTCCACGGTCTTTATGCGGCTGGTATTGTGTAATTGTTCTGCGCCCAAATCCTGGCTAGCGCCTGTGCTTCGCACAAAATTGAATTCGAAGTATGTAAATACGTAATACGGTAATCTGATATGTCGCACGCAGAGTTTTGCGTAAGAGTGACCATTGGCGCTCATTTATCAGCATCCGCAAAAACGTCTCAAAGCGTCCAGTCCGGGCGTGTGATACGCATACAAACGCAAAATGGTCCATTTATGTCTGATATGACTGCAGAACCTTCAATGATAAGAAAACTTCTGGATTTCTTGCAAGGAAAAACATACAGATTTATGTTTATTGGATATAGGTGGAATAAGCAAACTAAGTCATATTTTGAAAAGAAAATCAAATTGGAATTTGGGCGATTGCCTAACAAACAAATGTATGTAATTGAAGATTTATATGGAATTGTAAGAGACGAGAAAATGGAGAACCGTGTTGAATCCACGCCATCTAGTCAACAAAATGACATGAGGTTGAAAATAATAACTCAATCTCATGCAGAATTACTGGCGGGAAATATTTCTACATTTCTTGGGACTCTACTGGTGCCATATCATGAAGCAGGCGGGAGATTCAATTCCATTATCCATTCAGTGCCGAATTTTAATCCTATGCCGAATCATGTTCTAAGAAACGCGCAAATATTTACGGAATACAATGCAATGTTTCCTTCGTTGTGATTATTTTTTTCTTGAATTATATTATAATTCGACGAAATATAGTGCATAATATATAGCACATAAAATGGTCAAACGAGCAGTTTTAATCGGAATTAATTACATCGGCAGTGATAACGCATTACGCGGCTGCATCAACGATATTCGAAATATTTACAAACGTCTCACCGCCACCGGATTCACAGAATTTATTATTCTGCATGATGGCGGAGTGGAAGATTTTCCCGAGGCCCAAGATGTAAAGATGCCCACCGGAGACAATATTCGAGCGGCTCTAAAACAAATTATTAGTGATGCCCATAACGGCGACACTGTTTTCTGGCATTACAGCGGCCATGGAAGCAATCTAGCCGATCAGATGAGCGCGACTGGTGCATGGGCACGCAAAGATGAGAAAGATGGCAGAGATGAGACTATTTGCCCCGTCGATTATGATCCAGAGAAACCCGACGCTGGTTTCATTCGCGATGATGAACTTAGGTGGATTCTGTGCGAACACGACAAGAATATCAAATTACGTGTTGTTCTTGATTGTTGCCATTCAGGAACGGGTCTTGATTTGCCATATATGTGGCGTTACTACACAAGATCATCCGAGGAATCTAGCCCGCTGGACAAAGATGTAATTTTCATTTCGGGTTGCAAAGATGATCAAACATCAGCCGATGCGCAGGATGATGCTGGTGATCCGTCCGGAGCCCTTACTTGGGCACTATTAAAGTCCCTGAAGGAAATAGACGTAGCCACCGCCAAATCAAAGAAGCCCGTGAAGTATACATGGAAGGATTTAGTGGAGCTAATCAGATACAAACTTCGCCGAGGTGGGTATGATCAAATCCCGCAACTGTGTGTTTGCAAGAAACTTGATGTAGTCGGTGCTGTCGACCTCTGATGCGCCGCAGGCGCATCACGGTCTCCGCACCTTGCTCGCTAGGACGATCGAAGATCGTCCGTCGCTTCGCGGCTACGCCCTACCGGATTCATTGAACTTATTTTTTGCCACGAGAATATGTTCGCGACAGTATACATTGCCCTGCATGATTAAACAACTAGAAGATTTCTTGGTCGTGCAATTAACCCAAAAAAATATACTTGCCGGAATGATTATAATATCTATTATCCTGATCGCAATTTACATATATTTCGGCACTGCATCACATACCGCAATTGAGGTAGGAATCCTTGGCGGGCTTGTCTCAAGTGGAATAATAAACCTCACGTACTTCATTGCAGATAGGTCTGCGGATGAGGATTCATGCGAAACCCGCCGAGAAATGGATGTGAGTGCGTCTGGCGAGGGCGTGTTAAAAACAACTGGTGGAGGCAGCGACGAGCATAGTGGGAATATAAGCGCGGATTTGACGGGCGACATTCCTGCCGTGACATTTAAAGCTTCGGCGGAAGTCGTTGAAAACAATCCAGAGCAGCATTTGTACACTATTATGATAATGAAATTACACCATAATGCAAAAGATACAAGAAATAACCGGGAATTAAAGTTTTTAGCCGGAAATGTGACTGTTGTTGGGGCGTCTGATTCTGCGTACAAATTAACAATTAAAGACAAGAACATAGTGCATGGCAAAGGCAAGAAATTATCATGCAAGAACTATTATATAAGGCTATTTAGACAAAATAAGCCAATAGAATACTCATCTCCTAAAGATCCCAAAAATTATGATGTTGAGCAAATAGCCGATTTGCATAGAATGACGTCCGTCGGCGAACTTACCTTCAGATGCGAAAATTGAATGTTACAACCCTAAATGCAATAATTTGAGCTACAGAAAATGTCATCAAACAAATTAGACACATGCAATCCTGTAATTCCCGGATATTGCAAAGCAAATGGATCAAGATGCCCAAATTGTAACCAGTTTTGGTGTGATTATCATGCCTCTTCTTACATATATCGTGTGACATGCATAGATTGCAATAAGATAGAAGAAGATGAAGGAGAACTTAAATTCTGTGGCAAGGATGGATGTTATCGCGATGATGGTGATGGAGGCGAGTTTTGTATGACGTGCAAACATTTCTGGTGTAATAAACATACAAATCATATATTCGGCCAAGTATGTGTAGATTGCAACAACAATACAGAAGATGATGGGCTGTTTGATGATTGTTGGCGAGAGATCTGTCCATATGGACCAGATTGCCCGAGAGAATGTAATGGCACTCATTATCATCATGATGACGGTAATTTGAAAGAAGAAACAATCTCTGCAGCGCTTCAAGCATGTGTTGATAAAAATGGAATAGAATGCTTTAGATATCATACACATGACGTTGATTTCAAAAATTGGTTGCCACTATTACAGAAATGGGTAGAGGCAAAAAGAGCAATTAATAATTTCTTTTCGGAGTAACTAATATTGATCTCGCGCATTGCAGTAATTAAATAATATTTTTTCGCATACACGTGGGCCGAATTAATTAAATATTTTTTATAAGTTTCTCGCCATTAGTATAGGCCATGTTGCATAAGTGAAAAACACACAGCCCGCATTGTCAATTAAAGATACCACCATGCACGATTATAATACCTAGTTACACAACTACATACTGCCGCATACTATTTACTGAAATGGCCGCCGAATATTTATACAAGGAAGGATACATTGCTGCGCCTCTCACCTCCACATACATCCCCGCCACTGATACTACAATGGAAAAAATTATGTCTGGGGAAGATTATGATGATTTGCAAGGCCGAAAGGCGATTATTATTGGCAGCGTCGGCAGTGGGAAAACATCCCTTGCACGATACGTCGCCGGACTTTATAATAGCAATAATGAATCCAGAATGTCTGGCCATTCCGTTACCACCGGAGTTAGAGTATACCGTGGAAGATACATTAAACATGATAACGGAGCTGTTAAAATTCAATATACATTAACTGATACGGAAGGATATGGAGCCGATAATTTCAGCAGTGATACTCTGAAGAATCAACTTCTGAATTCTCTTAAATTTGAGACGGATCTTAATTGCATTATTCTTGTGGTTTCATTTGAACGATTCCGCAATGGACTCAAGGACGATATGTATCATTTGATTAATTTGTTGAAAACACTTGGACTTGACCAACAACATACTATTGTTTGCTTCACACACTGTGAACTATTTTCGGATGAAGTTAGACGCAAATACGTCGAAGAATTCAAGAAATATTATTCATTCGACGTCGCTACAGAGAATATTATTTACGGATGCTTCCCTAACCTCAGTGAAGTTCGTGATGAATACAAGGACTCCGTCGGTGAGAATGTCAGGCAATCGATTCTAGCGGTACGTGAGGCCATTAAAAGCAAGGAGATTCCAGTAAACGTGGCTATGAAGATTTTTGAAGCCGAGAAACCACGGCCTAGAGTGGTTATTACCCCCGCTGCAGCCACATCGTCTACCGCAGCAACCGTCACCACTGCACCGCCCGGAGAGAACGTGGAGGCGTTGATTGCCCAAATGAATGCTGCTACTGCATTGGCAACCGTTCCTGTGGTGGCCGTTGGCGCTAGCTAATACTATTATGCATTGCAATACGGCATATCATATTTTTTGCGCAATTTACACTGCAAATTTGAATTCGGGGAGTATAAAATAAGCAATACACAACAATGGATGAAGTGTGTAAAGTGTGCAAAAGAACAGACCGATCAAACATTCGTCGATTAGGTTTAGTAATATGGAAACCATTTGTGTCATATGCGGCGAAATTCATGGATTCTATTTCCAGTGTATATAGATGCGAATTCTGTTGGGCAAAATCATTAGTTTGTGAATTGTGCGACGAAAAAGTAACTGGATGGACTTCAATAAATTTCTCTTCGCATTCTCAGTTATTTAATCATTTATTAAACAAACACATCCAAGCATCAAGATGCGAAAATCATATGTATACTTGTTATTGCATTAATTTTGAATATGAGTGCGGTCGCAACCGCGGCGGGGATTTTAGATTTACTCCGATTAAAAAAACAACTGAAGAAAAAATACATGCATGTGTGATAAGCGATATGTTTATTTATGCTTATCCGCAAATTATATTGCTGAAAATCTGTGAAGGGGAGAAATTTATAAATGATATGTGCGATTCTCGTGAAGAATATTTCAGAACGGGTGATGGTATTATGTTTACACCCATGTATAAGTATGAAAAATTAGTATTAACTGATTTTCCTACGCTTAAAGCAAGACTGCCAGAAATATTAGAAATATTTTCCGGTAATACATATGAATGCGCGATATGCGGTGGAGATTATGATTCAGGATTCCCATCAGTAGATATAGTAGCGGCTCATTTGCTTCATGCACATTCAACAATTCATATGCCTGTGTGGCACGAAATTTGAATTTGATAAACACAAAATAAATGAAAGAAAAATGGATGAATGGAATCCATTAGACCGTTCGATAGAAAATCGTACCAATTGTTACAACAAATGCAATCATTTGATTGTACAGAAAATGGGTTCGGACACACATATTTTCTACCATCCATCGGCAATAAAATTTATGGATGCAACTTCCACATTTACGAAATGCAAAAGTTGTTGTGCATCGAAATTGTTCTGTAATCTATGCAAAAAAATAATAATAGGATGGGCCGTGATGCGATTCTCGATATATACTCAGCTGATAATTCATCTCTTGATCGAACACACGGAAGTCTCAAGATGTAAAATACACATGGTCGGTTGTTTTTGCATTAATTTTGAATATAAATGCGATAATATTCCAAGCGGAAACTTTATTTTCCCCCGGCTTATTAGCGATAAAAAAGCAGACGAAAAAACAATAAGTGTATGTATACTGAGCGGTTTATTTATTAACATATTTCCGCATGTATTTTTGCTTAAAATTATTGATGGGGGAAGATTGATTGATGACATGTGTGATTCACGCGATGAATATAACCAAACAGGAATTTATGGCATTGCGTTTCGTTCTTTGTATACTTACGAAAAATTAGAATTGTCTGGTTTTCCATTTGACAGTAACAACATGCCAGAAATGTTGGAAATATTTTCCAGAAATACATATGAATGCGTGATATGCGGCGGAGAATATGAAACAGGATTTCCGTCGGTAGATGCAGTGGTATCTCACTTACTTCACGCACATACGTCTCTTGACGGATAAATCAAATCAGCAATATTTTCGCAATCAAGTTTGATTGCTTGCTCCCAGATTTTGTTTTTTGCGTCTGCGGGTGGTAATAAATTATCTATTTTGCTACAATCGAACAATTTAATAGCCAAAGCCGACCATTTTTCCCTTACACGCATAATTTTTTGATATTCCACAAGCCGCCAAGTATCATATTTAGTAACCGGACGCATATTAGCAGCCCCTCCATATTTTTCGAACTCTTTATACAATGAATCTAATTCATGTAATACGCATTCTATGATTAGTGGATCATTCATCCGGTGTGTCGTCGGCGCATACCACTAACTATACTATAAATTCAAATTCCAAATTAAATACAGCGCAGGGGACATGTATACGAATACATCTAAACAATGCCCAAAGCCTCAGCATCAACATATAAGCCGCGCGGACGCAATTCGCATAAACCTCGCCACACACGCAAAAATAATCATTCTTCACGCGATGAAAGCCCTAGTAGGGGAGTAAAGATATCCGGCGGTGGAGTTATGTTCACGTTAGATACGACTACTATATTTGATAAACTGTTTGCCGTATTGCAAAAAGCACATCATACATGTGCACGCATAGATAATGACAAATTAATATGGTGTGAAAGGGATTCTTGCCCGATTTGGCATGAGAATTCTAAGAAAATTCAAGCCGAACAAGAATTATTGGAAGCGAGATTAAAGAGTGAGGGGCATGTTTGCATTGAAACTATGGATTCATGGCCAATGCAGGTGGTTTGGTGTGGGAAGAGACGATGTGTTGGCGAGAGACATTAACTGCAGTTAATGTAGATTAACAAATTTAATACAACAATATCGATATGTATTACACCGCAAACAGTTTGCGCAATATGACTACCGTATATACAGATAACGCCGTTATTCATACTTTCGCACCTACCGAATCCATATTCGAAAAAATATTACATGTAATTGAGGAAGAAGGACATAAGTGTGGTAGGGTAGAGAATAATAAAGTTGTATGGTGTGAAAATGACTTTTGCCCCAAGTGGTATGATGATATGGCTGAAAAAGATGCCGAACAAGAAGAGTTTGCAAAGAAATTGGAGGCCGATGGGCATAAATGCGTAGATCGCGCAGAATCATATCCTGCGCAGATTATGTGGTGCCGGCAAGAGAAATGCACATACACGTAACATGTGATTTGGCATTGTTTATAATACTAGCCGCGAAGCGATGGTTTTGCGCAGCAAAATCGAGCGAGCGAGCGGAGATCCCGAAGGGATCGTAGCAAAATATTGAATCGCGAATTTATTTTTTAATACCTCACCAACTGCACAGCCCTCGTAACAACTATGCCAAAATCAATCTTCGGATGGGTGTTGCCGTCTAAAGACGAAATTAGCCATATGAATTTAGATGCATTGGAAAAGCAATTGCAACTGGCTACGAAAGCGAAAAGAGATGTACGTAAGGACGGAAGATATCAAAATAAACAAATTGTAAAACGGCTTATTAAAAATGGTCATCGGTGTGTATTATCGAAACTCGATCCAAATGGAGAAATACCCAAAATAATGTGGTGCGGTATGAACGGTGCTTGCGTAGGAAAACGATGTGGGTGTGGAAGACTGCATAGGGGTATTATTAGATGCAATATGATTTGGCCAATGAAAATCTTTTAATATATGCTATTTATGCTTCGCACAAAAATTGAATATATCTTTTTTATGTTACATTAGAGATCGATTGGCCAACCATGTTCAAAAAATCCATCAAACTGTTTACATACATGCACATGCATAGATGTTTTAGCAAAATGAGCATGTTTAGAGGCGGTAATGCAAATTTGCTCAAACGAATGACCGAATTAGAGTATAAGCATGAAAAACTATTAAAATCCATTGATGTCGCAATTGGAGAATTCTGCCGCATTTCTGACGCTAATGTTAAGCAAATGCGAGATGAGCTTAACAATAAAATTGACGAGGATACAAATGATTTGCATAATAGAATTATAGAAATACGTATCGATGTAAGAGACATCCAACGCATACTTCGGGATGAGGGGCATAATGGCTTTTTAGAAAAAAGCCAAGAAAAAAAGTGTTGCATTAAACCGTTCAAATATGGCAACTTAATTAAAAACGCGTCCGTTATCCAAAAAGAACGTGAAGATTTCATTCAGAAACTCAAAAACGAAGGACATAAATGCATTACTATCAAAGAATCATATCCGATACAGGTCGGATGGTGTGGGCACGATCATTGTTCTAGTAATGGCGGCTAAAAAAAATATATTATAGACCTTCATGAAGTCTGCATGCACAAATATTATTTTTTGCCAAATGTTTGAGGCATTTTTGGCGCACAATTTCCATGATGATATTGATTGCATATACCGCATGCTCTTTTTATAAGCCCATTGTTTTGTGGACTAACTGAAGAGCAGCTCGGT